ACTACCGGTGCTCAGTCGGGTAGGCGGGACTCGAACCCGCGATGTTCCGGCCCCAAACCGGACGCCCTAGCCACTGGGCCACTACCCTGCAAACTGTCAGCGGTACAGGACTAGAACCACCCTGTAGGGGAGTGTCTGCCCCCGTTGTCCCGCGCTTTCGGGGATCGCCGCTGACTCCGTTGGTACGGCTGGACTCGAACCAGCGACATCCCCGTTACAAGCCCGGGTAGGGGCGCTCTGCCGACTGAGCTACGTACCAAGCTGGCAGAGCAGGGCTCGAACCTGCGACATCCGGATTAACAGTCCGGCGCTCTCACCAACTGAGCTATCCGCCAAAGATTTAGGGTTACTCGCCGCCCGCTCCGCTGGGGACTAGCCAGGGAGGTAGGGCCGGTTTCACCCAAGGTGCAGACAGACATGCCAGTCACGGCCTTACGGTCTGCACCCGCGCGCTTCACACCGGATTTGAACCGGTAGCCTCCCGCTCGACAGGCGGACGCTCTGACCACTTGAGCTAGTGAAGCAGGTCCCTGGGAATCAACCGTGCGGAGGAGAGTACGCAACGGGAGTCGACCAGGGATGTAGGGAAGGTAACCTCAGTCCGCCGGATTCGGTCACCTTAGTGCGCGGGATGAACCTTCCCTACCCTATATCTAGCGGTTCGATCGCACTTTTGTAACGGTCAGCCCGCTGGGGTGTAGAAGTGTAGAAACGAGGGTCAGTTCTGTATTCCCTTAGAGACTTCTTAGGGATTACTGGAAGTACCTAATTTTCTACACCTCTACACCCTTGGCAGTTCAACCCATCCGCTGAACGCCCAAAGGGCTACTCGTCGTGGTCGCCCAACCACTCTGCGGCTGCAACGTCGTCCCCGCCACTGGCCCAGCGCACGGACAACCGGTCTTTCTGCTGCTTGGGGTACAGCGTGACCGACAGACCCAGATCGGCAAGCAAGCGGCCACGTTCCCCCGGGGAGGCGTCCCAGGCTTCCCCCAGCGTCCTACCAGTGGGCTCAAGCACTTCCCGTACGTCCGGGTCGTGAGCGGCCCTTAGAGCGGCGTACGTGGCCTCAAGCTGCTCGGCCATGTCACCGAGCTTGGACAGCATGAGCGGACCGGCCGTAGCCATTTGCGCTGCCAGGCGCTCAGCCGCTTCCTGGGCCTCGATCATCTGGTCAGACAGGTCGTTACCGCCCTCAAGCCGCACGGTGTATTCCTCGAAATTGCCCCAGCGCTTACGGAACTCGGTCTCTACCCGCTCATCTAGCGTTTCGGCGTAGATAGTCACGTGTCCCGCCTTGCACTTGTACAGGCGGACGCCCTTGCCACTACCGCCACCGTTCAGCGGACCCGCGCACTTGTAGCACCAGACCAGGCCAGCGCACTGGTTCGCGGCGTGACTCGGTGCACGGTCCTGGCCAGTGGCCAGCGCAAGCAGCCTGTCCCGTACGGCCTTGTACTCCGCAGCGCTGATGATCGGTTCGGCGAACTGCACGGGGGTAATGCCATCGTCGGCCAGCACTAGCGAGCCCTTGTGACTGCGCTGTCCTCGGAGCGTGGGGGACTTGAGCAACCTGCGCCACTGGGGCTCTGACAGGTCCACCATGCGCGCTGTACCGGCAACCGTGCCGTTCCCATGGGTCAGCGTGTTGACTGCCGCAACGATCTTGGCTGCCTGCTCCGGGTGCACCTCAAGGTAAGCGGCACCATCTCGGCGAACGATCTGGTAACCGTACGGTGCCCTACCCGCACCCCATCGGCCTTGAGCCCTGCGGGTCGCGTGGCCGTCCCGGATGCGGTCAGCGATCATCGAACGTTCCCACTCGGCCAGCGCTGCCAGGACAACGGCCACCATGCGCCCGGTAGGTGTAGCCGTGTTGATGGTGTTGTCTGTCGTCGCCAGGCGCACACCGTGAGACTCGGCCCAGGCCACCAGGCGCAGGAACTCGGTAACGCTCCGAGCGAACCTGTCAAGCTTCCATGCGATGACTACGGCCGGACGGTGCTTCATGAGCAAACGCATGTGCTCACGCTGCTCAAGCGGCTTTGCGCCGGACACGCCAGCATCGGTGTAGAACACCAGGGACTCGGGGTCAAACCCGTTGGCCTCAGCCCAGCGCTTCACGGCCGTACGCTGAGTCTCGATACTGGCGCTGTCCTCGTTCTCACGGCTCAGCCGGATGTAAGCGGCTATGGCCGGGCGGTCCCCGTTGGCTACTGCGATGCTGTGTTGAAGGCTCATGTACTCAAGGCTACCCGCATTCGCCCGAATGTGCACACCCTTGAGTACACGGGCCTAGTGGTACGCCGTATCCCAGGGGGACGGCTCGGGTAGCGGTTCGTTCCAGTCCTGCGGGGCGGGGACCAAGTCCTTGCCCCAGGCCACTCGGCACCGGTACAGCCAGGCTTCTGCACCCTCCCTCATGGACCACTCAAGGGGCAGCAGGTTGCCGTTCCCATCCGGCAGGGTGCAGTACCCGTACAGGTACCGGTCGAGAATTGCCCATGCCGACCGGTCCGGGAGCTGTGCGACTACGTAACGTCTCATGGCGCAAGACTAACTAGCAGGCCAGCGCGCTGGATAGACCACGTTTCGCCCCGACGTACAGCCGCTCGACCCTCGGTCACCAGGACCATCCTGATAGGCCCCAGGACGCCCCAGAGCACGTGGGCCAGGGTCGTTGGGTCAGCGTCGGCGTACCGGGCGCGTAGCGCGTCGTCCAGGGCGGTTGACGCTTGGTCTACGTCGGCCACCGTGGTTTCACCAGCGCCGTATCCCTCGATTACCCATGTCAGTTGCATGATTCCCACTCTAGGCAGCCTTGGGCGGCATCAGGGGTGGGTACGGGCTGGGGTCGAAACGTCGGCGCTCGAACATCTCGCCCGTGTTCGCCCAATGGACCTTGATGGCTGCCCGCCAACCACACATGTACTCCCCAACGGGTTCGTACTCGTGTAGCGCTGGGGACCAGGCCCACTCACGCAGGCCCACCGTCATCCCAGTCAACGGCCCTTTGGCGTAGATGCTGAACCGGTCGCCCAGCGTCTTACGGCCGATGCTGTACGGGACTATCCGGCCGTAGGTGTGTACTACCGCCTGGCACTCACGCGCGTTGTAGGCGAACTCACGGACCATGCACCCGCGATACTGCGGCACTTCACCCCAGGTCCATCCGCCAGCGGGAAGGGGGACGGGGACACGCAGAAACAGGTGAACTGTGGGCACAGGTCCAAGATCCACAAAGGTGATCACGCGGGCATCCCCCCTCAATCGGACAGGTTATCTACGCGCATAGTATGCGGAGGACACGATTCCGTTAAGAGCTTGCGGACTCAACAAACCCCCCGTTACAGAACTGTGACGATAGGATACTTAGTTAGGCTAAACAACATGTTTTTGCCATAAAAGTACCCCGCCCAGGCCACATACCAAAATTGGTAGGTGACCCAGACGGGGTGTCATTATGCAGGCTCAGCGGGTGCAGGGGTGATCGTGATTTCATCGACCTGAACGCCAGGGAATAGCGCTATCACCTCATTCCGCTGAGCGGTTAGCGTGGCCGAATCACCATCCGTGACCCATTCCCCTTCCCAACCAACGTGGTGGCTTGTCTCGCCCATTGCTCCGCCGATTACCGTTCCATCCTCGGTGGTCACCTCGGTCCGGCCCAGAATGGTGACGTCAAGAATGATCATTTCAACTCCTGTTGCGCTTGAATGATGCGAAGAACGAACGCTTACGCCGTTCCTCGGGCATTGTCTCGAACTCGTCCGCCAGGGCAGCGCGCAGAGACTCGGCCACGCAGTGAGGCAGGACCAGCGTCTTGCGTACCCCACCCATGGTGACGTAGTCCACTTCCAGCGTGTAGAAGCTGCCCGTTTCGACCGAGCGGCTTTCGCCTACGCGGGACACCTTCTCTGCGTGCCGGATGCTCACTGCCACCACTCCTCAGACTTGTTGATGACTACGTGCCCGGGGCAGGGATCGAACCTGCCTACGCCAACCCGGGCGGCACTGCTAGTTCATGAAGTGCACAAGCTTGGTCTTGTTGGAAGCGATCAGGGCGTCACTCGGGCGCACACGCTCGGCCCAGTGGTGCCAAGTGCGCTCGAACATCTCGGCAGCGTCGCAGGCAGCATCCGCCGTGCCGTAGGCCGTACCCGTGTACACCACAAAGTACGGGCTCACGACGTACCAGTTGCCGTTACGGTGAACGATGCTGAACATTTCCGGTCTCCCCTGCTCGCTGTGTTGCTGACAAGGGAGACGCTACGGGGGCACCTACCAAAGTGCAAGCCTTGGTAGGTCAGTAGTTCAGCGTCCATCGGGCGGAAGGGCACACAACCCGGGCGATTCGGGCAGCGCGAATGAGGGTCCAACACGCTGGGCACGGTGCGCGGGTGGTGTACAGGGTGCTGCCTGGCAGCTCACTTGCTGGGGCATGGCGCAGGGCGTTGCGCTCCGCGTGATCTGCAACACAGTTGCTGTAGTCACTGTTCGGGGGCACGGCATCCGGGCACGGCCACTCTTCCCCGCACGCGCAGAACTCGACGTAGACCCCGCGTATCCCTGCGCAGTAGTGCGCGCCACGTGGACACGCCCCGGATGAAGCGCAGCCAGGAACGCCAGCGGGAGCGCCGTTGTAGCCCGTGCCCCGTACCTCACGCTGCGCGTTGACCAGGATTGCCCCGACAGCGCTACGGGTGCAGTCCGCGCGGGTGGCCACCCATTCAGCGCCAGCGAGAAAGTACGTGTCCCAATCCGGGCGCAGGATGCGGGCCGAAATGGTGCCACTACCGGTGAGCTTGTGTAGGTCATTCCGCGTCGGTATCACCGGCCGATTCCCCCTCAAGCAGAAAGCGCGCGAACGTCTCGACGGCCCTGACGCGAGTCTCGAACGACGCGCCATCCATGTAGCCACGGCTGTTAGTGGCCATTTCCTTGACGTGTTCCTGCGCGAGTTTGAGTGCTTCCTGCCTGGTCATCTGTACCTCTCAACCGCGATATCGAATGCGTTGCTTGCGCGAGGGTGAATCGTCAGGGCGTAGTCACCCTGGACATGCAGCGTGCCACGGTCGGTTATGTAGACCTGCACTTGGTGACGGGTGCGGTATTCCCCTTCCGGCATGTCGAAAGCAACGACCGAGCCTCGCGGTAGCGGAAGGTCTTTCAGGTTCGAGTAGTCCCGGATATGGGTGTCAGTCTCGCCTACGTCGTGCTTGAGCATGGCGACGCGCTTTCGCTCGGTGGCCAGTTCTCGGCGTAGCCCATGCAGGGTTTCTTGGACCCATTTCGGGAGCTTGCTTTCGCGTGGATCGGTCATCATCTCTCCTCAGCAGCCAGCAAAGGGCCAGGGCCACCAGTGCGTAACCACCAGCGGCCCCGGCAACGATCTCGTACGTATTCACTCGCTGGGCTCGTCCGTGATGTCCTGGAAGGAATTGGGGGCAGCCTCGCGCAGGTGTATCAGAACCTTGTGCGCGAACCGCTGGATTTCAGCGTCAGCGTGCTTGCTGTGTCGCTTACCCAGCACGTCACGCCATGCCCGCAGGTTGCCGGTCACCACCATGTCTACGGGGGCAGCGTTGGGCAGTACAGCCCGCGCGGCTTCCCTTGCTGCCTTGCGCTTGGCACCGTTGGCTATGAGCCGTTCCGTCAGTTCCTCGTAGACCTCAAGCGCTTCCGCGTAGGCCACGTTCACCAGGTGCTCACCATCGGTGTACCGGAGCGCAGGCGGAATCACGGGCTCAGTCTCGGCGTAGTTCACGTAGCGCTGAGACACCACACTGAACGACAAGTGCCGGTGCCTGGTCAGCTCGGCCAGCAGCGCGCGAGAGACACCCTGAACCAGGAACGTCACGGACGCATGCTCAAGCACGCTGTAGTGCCCCTGCGCCAGGATGTTGGCCATGTAGCCAGCGTTCGACGCCGTAGCCGGATTGGGTCTGCTGAACGACTTGTAGCAGATGCGCCCCGCAGCCTCAGCCAGGCCGTCAGCGTGCGTCGGGGGTCGGTCGTTGTACTGCGCACCGGATGCCCGGTAGTTGTATGCGTCGAGTAGCACGCGCTGATCAAGTGCAGTGGTGGCCAGGATGCTTACGCGCAAGGTCTCTCCTCCTACGGGAGGGGGCCACATACCAAATTTGGTAGGTGACCCACTCGGTTACTCGGTTTCCGTGGTTCCGGCTGTTAGGAACTGAGCCACGTACAGAACATCGCTCGGTGCATCTTCCCCACCGAGTAGGCCAGCCTCTTTGAGCAGCAGTACGGCCAGGCGGTACGCATCGGCTCGAAAGGCCAGGCTCGTAGTCGCGTTGGGCTCGGCTATCGACGCATCAAGCTGTGCCATCAGACAGCCTTGCGGGTCAGGTCCAGGACCAGCGCACGGGCGTTCAGGAAGTCCAGCCGAACCGTGCTGATCGTCTCGCCGCTGGCGTTCATGGTGACGAACTCCGTACCGTCCTCAACCTTGGTGGTGCGGACGCTGTAGCCGTTGCGCAGGGTGTAGGTCACGGCCGTTCTCCTCAGTGTGTTTCGGTTGCTTGGTTGGGTCCTAGCGGTTCGATCGCACTTACCCACTCAGCCAGCGTCAGAGCGGCTTTCCCCAGGTTGCAGGGGGCGCAGGCAGGGACGACGTTGGACAGCACGTCCCGCCCACCCCGTGACAGGGGCGTGACGTGGTCTAGATGCTCCGCTGGCGCATCGCAGTAGCAACAGGCATGGCCCCATCGGGCGAACACCTCTGACCGCCTGTACGGGGCCTTCCTGGTCCTGCGAGCACGTAGGTACAAGGCAGCCACGTCAGCCATTGACCTTGCGCCATTGGGTGAGGAAATCGGTACGGGCAGCCTGCGAGTCATACGCTGCGCGATACGCGCGGACCTTGTCAGGGTTGGCAGCACGCCACGCACGTTGGTACTCCCTACGGCGCTGCGCGTCTGCCTTGGACTTGGCCTTGACGTGGTCCGGGTTGGCTGCTCGCCACGCTGCGGAACGGGCGCGGGTGCAATCTCGGCACTCGTCCCGCCGTCCGTCGAGTCTGCGGGAATCCCGGTTGAAAGTGGGGAGAGGTTTGGTCTCCCCACACTTCCGACAAGCCTTGCTGTCACTCACTTACGTCCGCCCCGGGAAAGGTTGGCGGCAGCAGCCTCAGCAAGTTCCGTGGCCTGCTCCGCAGTCTTGGCCACCAGGGCAATGAAGCGCTTCGCAAAGGACTTGAGGCCACGCGACCGAGCGTCAGACACCTTCTTAGGGTCAACACCCATGGCGTCCGCCAGGCCCTCAAGGTCACCATCCGCACCGGTACCGAAGCAGAACCGGTCAGCGATGCCGAACGAAAGGCGGATGGCCTCAGCCTGGTCCTGGCTGCGCATGCTGTCGAGAACCTGATTTACGGTCGCCACCTTTGCGGCCCGCTCATCCTTGCGGTCATCCGCCACAACCCGCAGGTCGTCAGAAAGGTCACCATCCGTGGCCGTAGAGACGTAGCTACGGAGGATGGCGCAAGCGTCCAGCACGTACCGGCGCTCAGCGGGGTCACGGGGAAGCGTCACAGCATCCTCAATCGCGTCGACTCCCTCAGCGTCCGCAGGAAGGGCGTTCAGCACGTCGTAGCGGGTCGAGTACCGCTGGAGTACCGCCAGGGCTTCCAGGGCCGCACCAGCGCCCACCTTGGGACGGATCACCACGGGCTCAATGTCGACCACAGCGAGCGTGTCAGCGATGGATGCCGAGTCGTCGTCGTCGCCGTTCTGCCGGTCGATGGACACGGCACCCTGGAAAGCCAGGCGGGCAGCAGCCGCACGGTCAGCGCTCAGACGCTCACCCTTGGGCAGCTCTCGCGCCTTCCGCTCTGCGGCGTAGGCGTCCCCGTTCGATTCCACCAGGGCACCAAGGAAGGTCTTTACGGCGTCACGGTCAACGCCCTGGTACCGCTCGGACCGGACCTTGTCCTTGAGGACTTCCGCCATGGTCGAGTACAGGAAACCGATGGCGCTGTCTACGCTCTCGCCGGACACGCGAGGGAGTGCCAGGAACAGAGCCTCACGTGCGTCCTGCTCGAAATCCTCGCGGTGTCCGCCCTCGATCCTGCGTGCGGCCTGCGCTGCCAGCCTGGCTATGCGCTGGTCCATCTCGGCGAGAACGGCCGTTATGCCGTCAAGGTCGTTGTCCTGGGCAGCGTGAATCTGGGCCATGGTGATCATTGGTGAATCCCTTCCGGTGAGCGCTCAAGGCAGCTCTAGCGGTTCGATCGCAGGAAGGGATTCGGCCGGATGGATCAGGGCTACGGGGGCAGCGCTGACATACAGACCAACCCCTCTGCGGGCTGTCTGCTACGTCGAGCCTCCGGCCGGATGACTCGTCGTCGCTGGGCACAACTAGACGCTTTTTTGGTAGGTGGGTCAAGACTCTTTGGTATCTGGTGACCCGTTAGACCAGCTACTAAGGGGCATCGTTGTAAGGGATTCAAAGGCGTAACCGGGGTTCCCCCCTGGGATCGACAGGTACGCCCGGGGTGTGTGGCATATGCCAACCTGGTAATCAAAAGTTGATCTAGGCACGGTGTGGCGTGCGTCACACAGACGATGGGCGCACCCGCCTTGTCAGCAGATGCGCCCTGATGTCCGTATCCGGTTTGCCCGCTACACGTCAGCGCCGTACAGGCTGCCCCATGAGCGCTTACCAATCTCCGCCTCAGCCTCGATCGGGACGCCGTACAGGTCGAACGTCATGCACCGTTCTATTTCCCGGGCGTAGTCCTTGGCTTCCGCTTCCGGCACCGAGCACAGAACCTCGTCATGGATCGGCAGGCGCATGTAGTCCATGAGGCCCGCTTCCTCAAGGTTGATGAGCGACTGTCCCAGGCAGTCTCGGGCCGCACTCTGGCAGGCGTAGTTCACAACGGCGTAGGTGCGCTCTCGGTCCAGCGGAAGCCTGCGACCGGTCACGGACACATGGACCATGCCCGTTTCGTACGCCTCACGCTGCCAGCGGTTCGACATGCGCTTGATCTCCGGGTACACCCGGTCATACGCAGCAAGCGCGCGCCTGACTTCTTCCATGGGTGCACCGGTCTGCCGCTGAATCGTGGCAGCGCCACCCCCGTAGACCTTGCCGAACGCGATTCCCTTACTGATCTTCCGGTGCTTGGGGGTGAAGTCGGGGCCGAACACCATTCGCGCGGTGAAGCTGTGCAAGTCCTCACCCGCACTGATGGCACGCTTCATGTTCTTGACGTCAGCCAGGGCAGCCAACACGCGCAACTCGACTGCTGCAAAGTCGGTGGACACCATGACGTGTCCTTCCTCGGCCAGCAACGCGCGTCGAATCATCTGGTCCGAGCTAGGCAGCGTTTGAAGCGCAGGCCGAGTGACAGACATACGGCCAGTGCGCGCCTGCATGCTGTTGATGAACGGGTGAATGCGTCCCTCAAGGTCGACCACGTCTAGGAACGTCTCGGCGTAGGAACTGTTCCACTTGCCTGCCCGCTTGCTGCGGAGAATGGCCTCAGCCAGTGGATTGGCCTTGCGCTGGCCGAGTGGTGCCCACGTGTTCTGGTCAAGGTCTGCCAGGGCACAAAGGACAGCCTTGTCAGCCTTGTACGCGCCGGATGCCGTGCGGTCCGTCAGCGTCTCACCCATGGCTAGCAGGGCCTCAGTTACTTGACGCGCAGCGTTGATGTTCTCGACGCCGTAGCGGAGTGCCTGCGCCTCGAATTTCAGTGCCTCATCTTGCAGTTCAGCGCTGAGCGCTTCCGTGTAGGGGACGTCCAGGACCATGCCCTTGCGCTGCATGAGCGAACAGATACGGGCAATCTCGTGTTCGTACTGGACCAGTCGGGGCCGGACGTCCAGCGCGTCAAGCTCAGCGTCAAGGCACACATCAAGGCGAGAGGTCATGATGACGTCAAGTCCCGCGTACAGAAGGTAGGTCGGGTGATCCAGCGGGATACCTGCCCAGCCGGTTGCCTTGGTCAGCTTGAGCGACCGGAAGACTGCCGTAAGGTCCCCCTGCGTATCCGGGGCAGAGGGGTCAAGGTAGTACGCGCTGAGCGGCTTGAGGCCCGTTCCTCGCCCACCTTCCTGCGGCTGTCGCGGGTCGACAAGGCCAGCCTTTAGGCGCGTGTCGATGGTGCGCGGGGCCAGAGACTCAATGGACGTGTCCGCGTGTCGGTCCAACACGGCCCAGTCGAACGGGGCGTTGTGAATCTGGAACTTGCGACCGGCCCGCAGTGCCCGCAGCGCGTATTCAACGAACTGCCCGCCAAGTTCCCAGAGCAGGACCCACCCTGTACGCGCGTCGCCGAACTGCACCGTACGCAGGCCGTAGCCGCGCGAGTAGATGTCAAGCCCTGTCGTCTCGGTGTCCAGCGCAATAGGGCCACGCTTGTTGGCATCCTGGAACCAGTACCAGAACGCGCGCAGGTCGTGAGAGTCCTCGGGCACCTTGACCGTAACCGGGTCGCCTGCAATCTCGTACGGGTACACCTTCATGCGCTCTCCTCTGCAACGCAAAGGGGCCACGTACCAAGATTGGTAGGTGACCCCTCGACGTGTCTTTGTGTCAGTCCTTGGCGAAGATGCCCGGACCCGTTTTCACTTCTGCGCTAGCGGTTCGAACGCCGATCAGCGCCGTACCCTTCTTACCGCGCGTCTTCATGACCCCTCGTTCCTCAAGGGCCGAGTAGAACGCCTGGCGCGACCACACTTCCTTACGCTGCAACCCCTCGGCGTCGCACCACTCGGTGTAGGCGATGTAGGCGGCAGCACCGTCCATGCGCTGTCCTGCGGCAGGCTCAAGCACACCCGGGAAGAATCCGGCGAGAGCATCGCTGGTTTCCTTGTACTCCCGCGTGGCAAGCGTGATGGTCTCCGGGTCGGACAGCCCGTCAGTGAACCAGGCTTGCGCACCCCGTACTACCCACGCTGCTATGCCCTCGGCCTCAGCGCTGAGTTTCTTGTCAAGGTCGTGTTCACGTTCATGCGGAGCGAAATACCGCTTAAACGGAATCATCTTGACTCGACGCCAAAGGCCATCGTCCTGGCCCTTGAACTTGGGCTTATGGTTTGTGGCCAGCATGAGCAGGAACGACGGCTTGAACTCAAAGAACTCCTGACGCAGGAAGCGCGCAGAGACCATGTCCTTGCCGGTAACCCGCTTGAGCACTGCCTCACTCATGGGCTTGCCTGACTCGCCCTCAGATGCCATGACGAACCGCGCACCGCGCAGCGAGGCAATGTCGTTCGGGATACCGCCAGACTGCTTTTCCTCGAACGTGGCAAAGGGCGTTGTCTTGGTGATGCGGCCGAACACGGTAGACAGGGTGTCCGTGAGTACGCTCTTACCGTTGGCACCCTTGCCCCAGAGGACAGCGAAGCACTGCTCATCCGTGTAGCCGGTAGCGCCGTAGCCAATCAGCCGTTGCATGTACGGGACCAAGTCCGGGTTATCCGGGAAAATCTCGTAGAGAAACTGTTCCCAGCGCGGACACTGGGCCTGCGGGTCGTAGTTCAACGCAAGGCAGTAGGTCAGCATGTCGCCTTGCGCGTGCGGGCGGAGACGACCGGTGCGAAGTTCAACGGTGCCGTTGGCAAAGCTGAGCAGGTCGGGCCGGTTGTCGAAATCACCCGGGGCCACGTACACGCTGGGCACGCTGCGAAGCTCAGTCAGTAGCGCGTCAATGCGCGTCGTCATGGTAAAGCCCTTGGACTCTTGCAGCTTGCCAGCCAGCACCAGGGCAGCGCCCATTCGGTGTACTTCCTGGCGCACCTTGACCTCAGAGCGCTCCCATACGCGACCGTTCCACACGTAGAACCCCAGGCCAGGCGCGAACTTGATACGGCCATCCGTCCAAGCCACCAAGGCATGCGCGTTCATGGCGTCAGACTCGCCGTAGCGCTCAATCAGCGACGCGAGAATGCGGCCTGCTTCCGTGCCCTGGTCGCGCGAGACGACGTCAGCGCCGGTAGCTTCCGCAAGCTCAGCGGTAACGGCTGCTCGGTGTGCTTCCTCGGGCTTGGCTACGGGCCTGGCCGACTTGACAGCCGAGTGCAGAGCGGACGCGAACGCCTGCGGGTTGGACTCGCGCCAATCGGTAAGGTCCGACTTGGGGCCAAGGTTGGGAATGGGCAGCGAGTAGACGTCGATTCCGAACGGGCGCAGGCCATCGGCAAGGCGACGGTTGAACTCACGTCCCGCCGTGTCGTTGTCTCCGCAGGCGATTACCTGCGTTCCCTGCATGCCCTCGGCAAGCTCGGCGAGTAGGTCAGGGGAAGCCACCAGGGAAGCGCCCCGGACCATGACCACGTCGTAGCCAACGGAAACGCCTGTAAGGCCGTCCCCAGGGCCTTCCGTGACCAGGGTGACCCCGTACCCACCATCACCCTTGAACACGCCGTAGGGAGCCCAGCGGAAGCCTTCCGGGTTGCTGAGCGACACCCAACGTCCGGGACACCGACCGGTAAGGTCCCGACCCTGCAAACCGCGCGGGTTGCCGTTGAAGTCGAGTAGCGGAACCGTGATGCGCGGGAAGCGCTTGTAGCTGTCGCTGAGCGCTCCGAACAACGGGTTAACCGTGGTGTCGTCCACTCCCACACCAAGGGCAACGGCGGTTTCTGCGGTCATGCCGAACCGGTCGGCGAGATAGCAGGTGGCGCGTATGGACCACTCGTCCCGCTCGTTCAGTCGGTCGCGTGCGTCGTCTACATACATGGCCAGTGCGGCTATGTGCTTGGGGCCGACAAGTTCAGCCTTGGCAGCGCGCACGGTGGGCACGTCACCCTCTACGCCGAACATGTCCGCCCAGGTGAGGTCAGCGGCCTTGACGACGTCGGCAGGCTTGCAACCGGCACGGCAAGTGATGCGTACCTTGCCATCCTCGCCGAACCAGATTCGCAGGGACGGGCGACTGTCACCGTGGCCAGGGCAGTAAGCGAGGTAGCCACCGTCTGACTGCTCGCTGACCCCCTCAAAGTGACCGAGCAACTGTGAAGCATCCATGTTGTCTCTCCTCTCAGAGGGGGCCTAGCGGTTCGATCGCACTTAGCAGGACTCACGCACCCATGCACGTTCTTCCTTGCGCCTGGCAATGCGTCGCCACACGCGCTTATCCCGCTTGGAGTCGTAGCAGTTGCGGCAGGGGCATGCCTTCCAGCCCAGTAGCTTGCTTTTGCGCAGCATGCGCGCCACTAAAAGCCCTCCGCCCACTCGGCCAGCGTCTTGGCACCCTTGGTGAGATTGCAGCGCTGGCATGCGGGCACGATGTTGGATTCCGTGTCAGTGCCTCCCTTGGACAGCGGGTGTACGTGGTCTAGGTGTGTGGCCAGCGAATCGCAGTAGGCGCACATGTGGCCCCAGCGCTCAAGGATGGCCGTGCGCGAGTAGGCAACGTGCTCGACGCCGTATGTCTCGGCACGGCGCTTGTGGGTCAGCTCATGGCGCTTGTCGGGCGGCAGCGACCGGTAAAAGTTCTTGATGTGCTTCTGTTGCGCCTTCCGGCGACACGTGGCGCAGGCCGTTGACGGTTTCTTGGCCTTGCCTGCTAGGAACTGCTCAGCGGGCTTCCCCCGCCCGCATAGTCGGCACACCTTCATGACTACTCCTCCTGAGCCAGCCAGTGAACGGAAGCGCCCCGACCGATGGCCTGCGCTATGGCGTCCTGGTAACGGCCCCAATCTGCACGGGACTTGGCGCTTGGACGTAGCAGGATGACGCTGTCCTTTCCCAGCGCTCGAATGTCCCCCATGGCAGGGGCGTACTTTGCCGAGATGATCACGGGTCACCTTCCAAAATTGGTATGTGGTCAACCAAAAGAAGGGGCCAGCGCACGTGGCACTGACCCCAACCCCTTGGTTACTAGGTGGTCTGCTGACTGATGAAGTCCGGAGATACCAGCCGCACGTGTTCGGCGCTGATCTCTACCGGCTGGAGTGTCTTGCGAGCACCCAAGCCCCAACCGCTGACCAGGCCCGTAGGCTGAACAACCAGCGTCGGCAGCAGTCGGCCACCAACACTCTTGGTCGTCACGTCGGTGACTATGGCGTCCGTCATGCGTACCCGGTTGCCGTGGCGTACTGCGTAGGTGATCAGGTCACCCGCGTACAGTTCCTCGCCTGCGTAGTCGGTGACAACACCGCGCTTGCCCATGCTTACTCTCCTCGGTTGGTGTCGGCGATGGTCAGGACCGTGCGCGCCAGGCGCGTTACGGCAAGCTTCTGCGAGGAAGTCAGCGAAGTGAACGAACGGCCGTAGACGTTCATGGCGATGGTTCCGGCCACCAGGTCTACCCGGGGCACGATGCGCTCAAGCTGAGAGACGGAAGCGAGCGTCACGTTTCCGTCAGCCTTGCGGATCAGGTACCGGTCATGGCCGGGGGACTTGTGCGGACCGGACAGAACCTCAGCGGGCATTACCATGCGGTCGTACTTGACCTTGTCGCCAGCCTTGAGCACCATTTCTCGTCTCCTCGGGTCGCCTGCGTCAGTGAAGATGAAAGCCATTGGGTCTCTCCTCCCTACGCCCTTAATCCCCGATCCGGCACATGGCCAGAACGGGGAAGGGCATTGCGCTACTCGGCGTCAGGGAAGGTGAGCTGTCCGGCCGGAACCTCGGCCAGCGGGTGACGCTCATCAAAGTAGGTGAACAGGAGTCGCACCGACTGATGAGCGCCGTTGGTGTCGACCGGAAGGGCCATTACCTCGGCACCCTCGGGCAGCAGGTGAGCGACAGCCGCACGGGCCTTGGCAGCACCACGGGCGATGACTAGGGCGTTGTCGAACTCGCCAGGCTTGACGGTGTCGACGCGCGCAACTTCATAAAGGGCCATGCTGTCTCCTCAGCTAAATTCGGGGTCGCCGGTCGGCTCGGGATCGCCTTGCAGGATGTTGCGCTTGCGTCGCTCGCTGAGGACTGCGGGCCTGGCCTCTGGGGGGAAGTTCCAGAGACCAGACCCAACCGTCTCGTCAAGTGCTTCGCTCAGCGCACGGGGCCAGTTGTATGGCTCGGATGCGTCGAGTTTGGCCACGGTGCTACCGATCCTCGCCGATCGCGTCGTTGTAGCTGCCCAGAACCTCAATCACGGGCTTGCGGTAGCTGACGTCAATGCCAGCCTTGTTGACGTACTGGACGTGTTCCAGCGTGAGGCGGCAGAGCGCTTCCCCCTCGACCTGATCAAGGGCGTCCTTGACCTCGTGAATGACCTCAGCGAGGGACCAGGCGGTTGCGATCAGCCTTCCCGCGCCAAGCTCGTAGCCCAGGCCAGCGAGACGGAACGTGACGTTGATGGACGGGGACGGACCCTTGGGCGGACGCGCCTTGGACGCTTCCTTACGGGCTGCCATGGTGCGCGGGCAACCGCAGGGCTCGCCCCGGTCGTCCGGCAGTAGCGAGAACTCGCCGTCACACTCGTGCGTCGGTCCGCCCTGGCCCCAGGTGATGAGCTTGTCCTCTACGGCCTTGCTGCCGTTGATGACGATTTCGACGGACTCAGCCTCAGTGAGAACGTGCAGGTTCATGGCCTTGGTGGGGTCGTACTCCTCGACCTTGCCACCCAGCAACTCGGCCACGCTCTCAGCAACAACCGGGTCGTCAGTGAGCACGCGCCAGGCTGCCAGGCTGACAGGCTCGTTCCGGCGCTTCTGCTTGTTGAAAACCTGCATGCCGGAACGGAACTGGAACACGGGCCGCTCGTACTCGGTGCTGGCCTTACGCGGCTTGGGCTTGGCGTCAGGGTCGGTGTCGAAAATGCGAAGCGCCATGCGCTCTCCTCTGTGAATGTCTGCGACTAGGAGAGAGGGAGGGGAAGGGTTGGCGCTGGGCGCTTCCTGCTTCCCGCTCCCTCTCTGAGTTGTTGCTAGAGGTTCGATCGCACTTCGCTACGCACGGCGCTGAGTCCCGGTGATCAGTCGGCCGTCAGTGGACCAGATCGGATCGCCAAGCACGGACTTGCTGACGTCGTTGACCCAGTTGAACGTCTCGCGCAGGTGCAGGAAGTAAGCGAACACGTCCGGCTTGCCGTTCTCCTCGGCGATGCGCACGGGCTTGAACGCTGCCTGATCCTCGGTGATGTGCAACACGACAGCACCGTCAAAGGCAGGCATCGGCTCACGGTTGCCCTGCGGGTCGATCATGACGTCAGCGTGCGCGTAGGCGGACATCTGTAGGGCCACGTCCGGGTAAGTGGCCTTGGACGTCTTCCAGTCGGCCATCACAAGCGCCGATTCGCCCTGCGGGTCCGGGCTGCCGTTCTCGTCCAGTCGCAGGCGCAGGATGCCGTCAAAGCTTCCCGCGTACTCATGGGTGTCGGACCAGGCGACATCCTCAGCGCGCACTAGCTCGGGCTGGACCTGGTCCAGGAAGGCAGCGAAGTTGCGCTGATACGGGACCATGTCCGGGTGAACTCGGCCGATGCGCTGGTTGCGAATCATGCGCTCGAACAGGTCGTGTGCGTCGCTGCCGACGTTGGCGCGCGTCTTGGTGTAGCGGGTCGCAGCACCCTTGAGGTACTGGACAGCACCAGCGCGGTCACGCTCGGCCATGCGCTCGATGAACTCAAGGGAGTCAACGGCAAGTTCAGCGACCATGCCCGCAGCCCAGTACGTCAGGAAGGGTTTGGGCAGCATGCCGATTACGGACGTCACGCCCGGGTACTTGATATCCGGGAAATCCTCGTTGAAGTAGAAGCGGCCACCAGACCGCTGAATCGTGCGTATGCCCATCAGGCTGTCCCTCTCGTGTAGTTGCTTACACGGAAGGGCTAGCGGTTCGATCGCAGGTGCAGAAGTGTAGAAATGAGGGTCAGTTCTGGATTCCCTTAGAGACTTCTTAGGGATATCTGATTCAGGTCAATTTTCTACACCTCTACACCCTGGTGACCTACCCCGCTGTAGGGGCCGAAGCCCTGTACGCCCGTCTGCGGGCATGAAAAAGCCCCGCCGGGCAACTCCACCAGGGGAGCGCCCAACGGGGCAGAGAGACGCGCTGAGCGCCTACAGGGTGGCCGTGATCATGTCCTTGATGGCCTTGTACAGCGCCTCAAGTTCCTCACGGACCTCGGTCTTGGTCTCGTCGCTGGCAGCCTCGAAAGACTCGGGCTTGGCCTTGGCAACGTCCTTGCGCAGCAGCCGGACAACGGCCCTGATCTCGTCGTCCGGGCTCGTTCCCTGCGCGTCGTCGTCGCTCTCGTCGTCGCCTGCGCCCCCACCCGTGGTGATGGCCTCCCCACCCTTGGGGCCTTCCAGCTTGGCAGCGTGGTAACGCTCCCGCGCCTTCTCAATCTCACCCTTGAGGCCCACCTGATAGTGAGCGGCCAGGAACTCGGAGACGGGGCCACCGGCCGTGTTGGTCTCAAGCAGCTTGGCAAAGTGCTGGCGTTCCTCGGCCGCTTCCTCGGTGTCCGCGTCCAGGCTGCGCAGGTACTCGGCCCGGACGTCCGTGCGCTGCGTCTGAACGGCCCTCATGAGCTTCTTTACGGCCTGCTCGACGTCGTATGCGTCAAGGCCGTCCTTGGCCAGCGCCTCACCAACCGCGCGGTACATGGCACCGGACGACTTCTTTGCGGGGTCAGACGTACCGGTGATGTCCGGGTCACCATCCTTGTTGGGGATGCGCCGCCACATGTCCAGGATGATTGAGGCGATTTCCTTTGCCGTGGTGCTGGTCTTGATGTGCATGCGCACACCCTCAGCGACCTTTTCGGCACCCATGGTGACAAGCTCTGAGACACCCTCGTACGCGGTGTAGTCCTTGGCCGGGATGACCTCGGCCTTGGGCTTGGTCTCCGCCTTGGGCTGCGCCTGCGATGCCTTGCGGAAGTCGTCCCGAGACGCTTTCTTGAACGCAGCCCAGGTCATGTCACCGGTCGGGATCTTGCCACGGGACGGCATGGACGAAACCAGCGTCTCGTGTTCCTTGGACAGCTCTGCCAGGCCCTCGACGTTCTCCGCCTCAGCCAGCGAAACCGCGCGGTCGATGTTGGCCTGTGCCTGCTCGACGTCGCGGGCAAGCTGCTCATCCTGCGTGATCTCTTCGCTACGCTCAGTCATTTCCTGCGTCTCCTCACTCTTGGCCATGATGGCCAGACAGTTTTTGCAGTTGACTTCCGCTGTCACGGCTCGGTAGCCCTCGACAGCGCGGTTACCGCCACACACGGGGGCAGGCATGAAACCGTCAGGCTCCCCAGCGTAGTGAACCTTGCCGGTACGAAGCTGAACGTTCATGACCCCTGCCCCTCGTTGTCGTTGTTGGTACGAGTAGAACTCTAGCGGTAGGCGGCCCGGGTTGCAAATCCCCAGGCCACCTACCAATTTTGGTACCTGCTACGCGGCCTTGCGGAAATACTGGCCGTACGCCGATCCGTTCCGACCGATCTGGATGTACCGCCGTTCCGTGCCCTGCCGCTCGGTCACGTCACACCCGAACCGCTGAGCGTTCGCAATCCGGGTCCGCATGTCGTCAGCGGTGATGGTGACAATCTTGTGATCTCCGGACCGGCTGTATTCGAAAGTCTCGCCGTCCTCGACCTGCGCGACTTCCGCAATGATGCGACTCTGAGTGGTCACGTACTGCGCTCCCGTCTCGTCTTCAATGACGAACTCACGTACCGAGTGGTACGGGGTGATGTCCCGGTAGCGGGTCTCAACGATGCGGCCGGTCACAACCTTGTACGTACCGAACTTGGTGCTTCCGGTGTGTGCCGTAACCGTGGTGCTCATCGCTGCCCCGCCCTTCCGTTCGTTGACCTTACGTGGAACAACCTACGGCACGGCGCGAGTCCGATGCAAGTCACCTACCAAAATTGGTATGTGGCCTGAACGCAGAAATGCCCCCGACCTGCGGGGTTACCGCAAGCCAGGGGCAAACTCACACGGCCAGGATCGCTCGGGTGAGGTCTTCTACAGTGCCGTTGTTCTCGATTGTGACGTCAGCGGCGTAGTCATCTAGCGCTGTCTCGCTGTCGTGTTCAGTGCCGTAACCGGACAGGGGAGGTACGCGGGTGATGCGGACCAGGCGGAAGCCACGGGCGCGCAACATGTTTGCTTCATTCGGGTAACGAACGTCCGTGACAGTCACGGGAAGGTTCCAGCGCTCAGCGTTGTTCAGCTTGTGGCGAACGGCCCTGATCCAGAACTCATCATCGTAGGCACGGACTGTCTGTCCGGTGTGCTGGAGTACGCGCCGAACCTCTTGGTAATGGTCCTTGGCGTACTCCCACCCAACATCACGGATGAGTGACGACAGGCGCGTGTAGATCCGGCCGTGCGAGTCAACGGCTGTAGGTATCAGCGGATCAATGCTGATCGCCATTTCCTTGAGTGCGTCGGCGAACGCTACGCGGGTGTACAGGCGCTCTCGGATCAGCGCCAGGGCGGCAGTGTCCTTGCCGGACCGTGCCTTGCCGATTAGGCCGATGTTGTGCATGTCCCTCCCCAGGTTGGGTTACCTGGGAAGGGTCTAGCGGTCCGATCGCACTTACGCGCCGAAGTACACCCGCAGAAAGGCAAGGATGTCCGCAGCCGGGAAGTCAGGCAGCACGCGCGAGACGAACGGCAGCCCAATGACGATTAGCGAAGCAACCTTGCGCCGATGGGACCAGAGCCACACACCGTCAGCGCGTAGCTTGCGCAGGGTGCCGTAGCGGTATGAAGCCTTGAGGCGCGAGAGCACCCCTAGTCGCGGGGTCGAGTGGTCACCCATTAGTGAAAGCCTCCCAGGGCAGTGAAGATGGTTACGCCAGCGCTGGCAATGGCACCAGCGGCAGCGACGGGAACGGCATTCTTCCAGCGTTCAACGCTGCGTAGCCGTTCCTCATGGTCGTCTAGCGTCTTGCTGACTTCATGGTTGGACTGAACGAGCGACCTAACGTCATCGCGCAAACCAACGATCTGGTCGTAAATCTCGCGCGCGGAGATGGTCACCCCCAACGGGTCTGGCTCTGTCATGTCATGCCCCCGTTACGCAGTCACGGTGAACCCGTACTTGGCCCCAAGCTTGGTCAGCGTGGCCTTTCCTGGGATTCCGTCAGCGTCCTTACCTCGGTAACCCTGCTTTAGCTGCCAGTTCTTGTACGCCGTAATCGTGGTGGACCCGTACGAGCCATCACCCGCGTAAGCGGCGGGCAGCAGCTTGGCAGCGCGTAGGGCAGCCTCGACCACCTTGACGCCAGCGGCGTAGGTCTGGTGGCCCTGCTTGGCCTTGGGGTCCTCATGCGCTGCCGTGATGAGCTTGTGCAGGCTGACGGAAGGCTTAGCAGGCTTTGGGGCAGGCTTGGGCGCAGGCTTGACGGGTGCGGGCACCTTTCCAGCCCAGGCGCGTAGTGCGGCCCGGCTGGTGAACGTGCTCACGCTGGTGTCAACGGGCTTGTCGGTGTACTGGTGGAACGACCATGCAGCCTTGATGCCAGGGTTGCCAGGCTTGCCGTTGTAGACAGCGATCCATAGCGCATCGCCGTAGAACCCGGACTTGTCGCGGGTCGTCCAGTACGACGTGTTGCAGTACAGGCCAACGCGATGATCCTTACCGCGTAGCCGCTGAACCTCCCTTACGAATGCGTCCTTGTCGGCAGAGCTAACCCCCGACTCCTCCCAGTCAACCCAAAGGATGTCACCAGCGACGCTCGCAGCCTGCTTGACGAAATAGGCAGCCTGGGCAGTCAGGTTGCCAGCGTGCAGGTAGTGATAGAACCCGACCACTACGCCAGCGGCACGCGCAGCCTTGGCCTGGGCGACCATGCGCGGGTTGGTGTATCCGGTGCCCTCGGTGGCCTTGATGAAGCAGAAGTCAGCGCCGGACAGGTTGGGGGTAGCGCTCTGGTAGCCGCTGACGTCAATACCCTTGATTCCCAAGGTGGTTCCTCTCAGAAAGGGGGGCAGGTGGGCAGCGCTGGGCTACCCACCTACCAAATTTGGTATGTGCTTAGGCGAGTCGGCGAACTTCCATGTACGAGCCAGAGCCCAGGCGCGCGAAGTTGACTGCGTCCGCTACTGACTGCGCCCACTGGAGCGCCAGTGTTCCGGCCGTAGTGCCCATGAACACGACGCTTTCCTCAGACGAGAAACACGTGTTGCCCGCCGTGGGGCGTCCGCCGTAGTGCGCCACCGTCGCGTAGCCATGAACGCCAACCCTGGTGGCTGCGCTGGTCCCAGAGATGGTGGTCACCTGGGCGATACCGGAGTTGTCGACAGCCTCACGGGTGGTGCCCGTGCCAGACGGACCAATGGCGGACCGGTTACCAGTGGCCCCAGCGGGCACGCGCCATGTAGTAGCAAAGCCGACGGCCGGTAGTGCGGCGTGAAACAGGCTCATGCGGACCATGTAGACCCCGTTCGCCTCAAGGGGGACGATTAGATCAGGGTCGTCCGTCTGTACGTTCGTGTTTAGGCGGTCGGTGCTCGCAGGCTTGTAGATGTACTGGGGCATCATCGTATTGAGCAGGTCAGCCGTGACGGTGCTACCCGGATTGATCACGGGGTACTGAGACAAGGGAACTCCTACAGAGCAATAACGGGCGTTGGGTCTACGGTTACGGGCGTGCCTGCGGTTTGTGCCTTGACCACTCCATTGACGCTGCGCTGAACCGTAAAGCTCTGCGGCGAAATCTGCTGGAAGTCGTCATAGGAGAACGTGACAGGCAGCGTGTTTGTGTTCGTGCTGGAAAGGATCGAACGGATACCGACCGACCCAACCGCCGTAATGCTGGTGTCGGTTGCCTGAATAGCCCAACCGTCAGGCTCGGGGGCACCGGACTGCCAAATCTTGGCGCTCAGCGTCGAACCGGTGACGTTGAATCGCAGGTAGTACATGGTCCCGGGGGTGAACGTGTACGCGCCCGTGATGTTCGTGTGGGCTGTCGCTAGCAGCGTCTCAGTTCCGGCAACGCGCTTGCGCAGGGTCAGCGTTAGCGTGTTGGTGGTGCTGAACTCAAGGCGGGCAAGGTAGTTGTTGTTCAGGTCGGTGTACCGGCCGCCTAGGTGCAGGAAGTGAGAACCACCCAACGGCGTAGCATCCGTGGTCATGCTCGCTTTGATGTCAAAGTCCGGCGAACCCCATGGGATTGTTGCCCATCGGCTGATGTTGATGGTGTTTAGCGCCATCATCGCTCGCCCCTGATAGGCACGGCGGACCGCATCAACGTAGGCGTAGAAAGCGTCAGTGCGCTGCCCGCTGTCCCGCATGGCACGGCTCAAGTCCCCGTCAGGGAAGAACGACGCGCGAAGCGCATTGCTCATCTCAAGCTGTACGCCAGCGGTGATGGTGGTCTGATTGCAGATGTTCGCTGGATTGCTGCCGTTGATTTCCTGGGCGGCAGTGATTACCGAGAATCCAGCCTGTTGCAGGTTGGTTCGGATACGGGCAATCGTGGCCGTGTCCAGTCCACCAATGGACGTTTGGGCCAGGCCATCGGTACCGGTGTACCCGTGCGCGGATAGGCAGCGCAGCGAGGAAGTCACAATGCCGGTGCATATCGGCTCATTGAAGTTGGTCGACGTCACGTGTAGGACCGAGTTGCCAGAGGACTTGATTCCGGCAAACTCGTAGTGGTTCATGATGCCTGCGCCGATTGCCCGCGCTACCTCGCCCGATCCAGCCTCAATGCCCCCGCCATGGATGGCGATTGAGCACCAGGCGGCCCCGGAAACCGGGACCGACCTGCGCTCGTAATCGACACCCTCTGTCTCATGCGCCGCAAGATCGGTGTATGAGGTATAGGTGTCCGTCACTCTTAGACTCCCTTGATCGAGAAATTGGCGGTAGTACCGGTCAGCGTCCATGTCTGGCCCGTGTCCGTGGTGCCCCAGCCATTGACCTTGGTTCGGTCGAACTGGTCGGCCACGGTGCCGGACACAGCGGAAACGGTCATAACCTCGCCACCAATGCGCACATCGAACGGGAAGTCATCCGGGTCCGTCGTCCATAGGTGGAAAGGCTCGGGCAGCACGTAGACAACCGTGTCCGTAGGGCCTGCGTCCTTGCTGAGCACGCTGCCGACAGCGTCAGCACGCATGGTGCTTTCCTGGGGAATCCCGACCCGTACAGCGTCGATCCAGACAGCGTCAGCGCCCGTGTTGGTGGTGGCGTCCTTGTGGTACCCGAACGTCACGACCGAGGTAGCCGAGACATCAAGGCTGGCCTTGGTCCAGGGCGTTGCCCCCGACGCTCGTAGCGCCTCGACGCCATCAAGCCACACGTACAGGTAATCGCCGGTCGGCTGACTATCGGTCCTGTACCAGAATTCCAGCGTTCCAGCGCCCGGGGGCAGCGTGAGAATCGCAGTCGAATCCTGGCTAGCGCTGATCGCGCCCGACTTTAGCGAGTAGCTACCGGTCAAGCGCTGGTCCGTCGCACGTGCCCAAGGCTGCGCACCGCCAAAGGCTAGGTTCAGCTCATAGGTGGCGTCCTCAAAGCTCTCGTACATGGCATCAACCGGCAGGGTGGCCACGTTCCATGGGCCTGCGGGCACACAGTTGAACGTGACTGTCCATGAGTACGGGTCGATTTCCTCGGACCAGCCGTGCACGATCAGTTCAACATCATCGTTGCTGACCCACTGGGGTAGCCCCGTGATCTTCAACTTGTCGCCTTCCCGCAGTCCAAGGACGTCCGGGATAAGCGCCTCAGCGCCAGGCTTGTGAAGCATTACGGAAACGGTCGGCCAGCGTGCACCGTCGTAAGTGCCCAGGTGCAACCGCCAGTTAGCAATAGCCTGCGGCTGGTCGTCGTCCGCCAGAGACAGCGTGTAAGACGTGTCATAGCGGCCGATGCCTAGGGGCGGAGTCTCAATCGACATGGACCCGGAATCCAGGAACGCCCGGAAGGACGAACCACTGTCCCGCGTAACCGTCACGTCGTTGTAGACGTGTGTGTCGTCGTCCACTGGCTCAAGGTCCGGCCCTAGGCCAGGCTGGTTGTAAGCGAGCGTCAGCTTTGGAGTCTGGCTGTACATGGACGATCGGTCCCGGTAGCGCAGGTTCAGCCGGTCGGGAGACTCGGTCAGTAGTCCGCCGTCAGCCTCAGCGGCAGCCTCAAACAGGTTCAGCAGAGCGTCAGCGCGCTGGTAGCCAACGGGAGTCACCGGCAGTGCGCCAGGAACCCGCGCGATGCTAATTCCTTCCTCAGAGGCAAGGCGCATCATCCGGGTATAGGCGTCCTCACCTACGTACGCATCATCCGAGCCGGTTAGTAGGGACTGGTTGATGTACGGCAGTACGAACAGGTGGCCAAAGGCCCAGCCATCGTTAAGCGCGGTGAACGGCTGGTAGATGTGGTTCACATAGCCAACGGTGCCGGTACCGGTGACCGTGAATCCGCCTGCCTCGCCGCCAATGTCCTGCCAGTTGATACGCGCGCTGTACGTACCATCGCTGTTGTTGTTGGCGTAGAACTGCAAGCGGTTCCATAGGTTGAAGATGTCGTCACCAACGCCGATCGGCTGGTCAATGACCTTTGTTCCAACGTCGTTGTACCCGTAGATGTGGGCAACCGTCTGCTTGGCGGTTAGCTGCCATTTGACGATTGCGCTTCCGCCTGCGGTGTAGATGGTGAGTAGCGGAGCCTCAGCGCCGGTAGACGGTGGAATCTTGCCGAATGCGTTGTAAACACACTCGACGTGCCACGCTCCGGTATTCGACGCACCGGGAATCCGCGCGTCCAGGACTGACAGCGCATGCAGCGTCGGTAGCGGGGCGGAGGATTCTAGGGAGTCCTGCGCTGCCCAGTCGACGTTTGTAAGCGTCATGGGCCGGACGCCCGGAATCGGCGAATACGCCTTTGTTGAGTCCTTGGCTTCCTCGCAGGGCCAGTAGGCCAGCGGGAATGCGGAAGGGATGCGCCTGCGCAGGGTCGAGTCAAGCGGCTTGTTGCCCTGGCCCATTCGGCGCAGGATGCCGGAAGCCTTAACGCTGGTCCAGACGTCGGCAGCATCGGGAGTCCAGGTCACTGGCCAGTACGAAATCTCACCAACGTAGCGGTCAGCGCGGTCCCGAATCTCAGCGTTGCCGTTCAGTGCCCACACGTTCCCCGTGGCGTCCGTGGTTCCCGTGGCTCGGTCTGCCAGCGCCCGGAAATCAGGGTTGGCAACGACGGTCCCGTTGATGCCGTTGCGGACCTCAGCGCGGTACACACGGCCCACCACGGGGTATCGGGGGATGGCGTTGAGAGTGCTGTGCCGGTAGTCCGTGACGCCGATCTGTAGGGGAGCGGTGCCGCTAAACACGGTGCCGTAGCCAGTGCCGATGTCGACTACTACCGGCTGACCAAACTGGACCCACGTGGAATCCATGTCCGGTGCCCAGTAGAAACACAGCGTTGACGTGTGCGCAGTCGTGTTGATGTCGACCGTAGCCCGCAGGGCCGCACGCGCCGGAAGGTTCCCAGGAAGCGGCTGCGAACCCCACACAAGCGAAACGCTCTGGTCACCAGTGGTCGAGTACCGGACGTTTACAGCGCCCTGGTAAATCTGTAGCAGGTACGAACACTGGTTGTTGGGGTCGTCCCACTTGCCTATGAGAATCTGGTTTTCAGGGCCGAACCAGTTCAGTTCACCCTCAACGCGCAAGTCAAAGTCGCTGGTTATGTCAAGGGCAGACTTGTCAGCGGTCGACGCAAAGCCCGTAGGCGATCCGTCAAGCTGTAGGTAGGAATCCCCGATGCCGGGCAGGCTTAGGCGCACCTGCGTATTGCGGCCGATCTTCCCGTAAAGCGGGCTCATGGCGTTGCGCGGGGAATACTTGCCCGATCGGTTGTTCAGGGTAAAGGACAGGGTAGAGGGGTCAGCGGCGGAACCCTGGTCGCGGACACCGCGCGTGATCTGCTTGGTATCGCGCAGGTAGACGTCAGAACTGATGTCCTCCCATGCGCCGCCAAGGTTAAGTTCCGTGCGAATGTCTAGCGGGAATTCCACCGCTGACCACCTCTCTTATCGGTTACCAAATGCGGTCTGGACGTTGCCTCGCCCATCGTTCTTGACGATTCGGCGAATGAGCCGCTTCATGTCCTCGTCAGCGCCGGTTACGTCGAACACGATTCGCCCACCGTTGTCAGCGCCGTTGACGCCCTGTACGCGGGCAGCGTTCAGCATGCCGTTTAGCTTGGACAGCGGCATTACTGCCTCGTTCTCGCGGCCCTCACCGATCATCGCCAGCGTTGGACCAGTGGTCACACCACCGGACGCTAGGTAGGGGATGTTCGGCGTACCCATGGTGAAACCGCCTACGGTGCCCACACCGGGAATGTGCGTGTTGACACCCGGAATGGAGAAACTTAGGTTGTTCCATCCGCCGATAATCCAGTTGATCGCGGACCTAAACGAGGACTTCAACCCGTCCCACATGCCTGCCGTCACCTTGGATATCCGGCCGGGCAGCTTGGAAAAGTACGAGACGATCTGGTCCCAGTGCTTCACCACGTAGACCACGGCCAGGCCGATAGGCCCAGTCAGGATGCCAAGCAACAGCGGCCAATTGCTCTTTATCCAGTTCCAGCTAGCAGTCACAGCGCCCAGGATCACGCGCCATGCAGCCACTAGCTTGGCCTTTACCGTGTCCCAGTTCTTGTACAGGGCAACGCCAATGGCGATCAGCGCAACAATGGCCAGGATTACGTAGGTGATCGGGTTGGCTAGCAGGGCTGAATTCATCGCCCAGGTAGCAGCAGCCGCAATGCCCAGCGCAACGGCCAGGGCCAGCAGCGCGGTAGCCACAATCTTGACGATGGCAGGGTGCGCGCTCATGAACGTGCCGAGCCACTGTAGGACCGGTTCTAGCGTCTCCCCAATGGTCGTGGCCATGGTGCGCCAGATGACCGTAAGGGACTGCGCTGCGGTAGTGCTTGCGGCAGCCTTGTCCGCTGCTCCGGCAACGTCGCCAATGGACTTGGTTGCCTGGCTGGGGTCAATGCTGTACAGGGCCTTGCCCAAGTCCTCAGCCTGCGTACCAAACAGCGCGACAGCCGCTTGCGACTGCTTAACCGGGTCCTTGATCCCGCGTAGTCGGTCCAGAACGGTGTCTAGGGCCTGCGATGCACCCTTACCGCCCTTGCCAATCTTGGTGGCCATGTCCTTGGCGTTCAGGCCGATTGCCTTGAACCCCTGCGCGGTTGTGGTGCTGCCGTCAACGGCACGGATGCTGAATTCCTTAATGGAGTCAGCGACCAAGTCAGCGTCACGCGCGCCGCCCTGTAGACCCTGCGAGAGAATCCCCATGGCGGTAGTGCCATCAAGGCCGAGCTTGCGGAATTGCGTCCCGTACTCGTTGAACGTATCTAGCAGGTCACCCGACTTGTCTACACCCTTCTGGAAACCAGCGGCGAGGATGTCTAGGGCCTGCTTACCGTCCTTGGCCATTCCGGTCTTTAGCATCTGGCCGACCGACTTGGTTACGTCGCCAACGTCAGCGCCGTACGTCTTGGACAGCGCTAGCGCGTCCTCGGTCATGCTGGTCAGCGTCTTCTGAGAGACGTTGCCCATTCCGCCTATGGCCTGCTGAACCTGCCCGATTGCCTGGCCGACCTCGTCAATGGAGTCGCCGAACCCGGCTGCGTAGACAGAACCAGTGGCGTCACCAGCGGTCTTGGCTTCCTTTTCGGTTAGCCCGAACTGAGTCTTGAGTGTGGCGTGAACCTGCGCTAGGTCTACGCCTGCGTTCAGGCCATCGGAAAAGAGCTTTGCAACTCCCGCGCCAGCAGCAAGCCCAGCAACCCCCTTACCGAGATTGCCGAGCCTGCTGTTTGCCTGCTGAACGCCCTCTTCCGTGCCATGTTCTAGCTCAGTGGTGTCGACGCCAATGGAAACGATTAGGTCGTCTAGCGTCATGATTCCGTGCCTCCGATCTGACTGTTGTACGCCTTGACTGCGGAGAGCATTTCCCGCCAGTCCTGCCGTGCGCCTCGATCCCACTTAGGCATAAAGTCCTTGGGGGTCGACGCCGTTGAACCCTTGCCACGGGCAGTGTTGGCAACAGTCGCCGTCAGCATGGCTATCAGGGAATCCATGCGTTCAGGGCCGAGCGGTCCCGAAACCTGCTCGTACGCCATCCATTCCGTGATTTCCACGGACGAGACGCGCGCTAGTAGTTCCGGGACCGTGTACCCAAGATGACCCGCTAGTCGGAAGTAGAATCGACGCTCAGGGTCTTCCCGGATTTTCCCGCTGCGCTCTCAAGGTCTTCCTTGCGCAGGCCAGAAATCCGCATGGCCACGTCGCCCAGGCGGTCAAGGACAGCGCCATCCTTGCTGGAAAGCGCCTTGACGTCCTTGTCGGAGAACAGGCGGTTGCCCTCGTCGTCCACCAGGGAACGAGAAAGCAGCTTGGCTAGTTGGTCGGCCATGTTGAGACGCTGGACCGAGCCATTCGGGCCGAGAACGACCATGGAAGCCTGGTAGGCGTTCCGGTCAGCGCCGGACATGCCAGCGACACGGACAGTGCCGTTCCACTCGGGAACGTAGACGTCCTCATAGTTCTTGTCCTCAGCGGCGAGGATCGAGTCACGGTTAAGCAGCATCAGGGATCAGACTCCGGGGGTGATGGTCGGCTTACCGCTGACCTTCCAAGTGAGGGTTGCGGCTAGCTTGTCGTCGTACGGGGCGTCAGGCTCAAAGCCAGTGAGGATCGCACCGAAAGCCCAAATGGTCCCGTCCGGAAACACGATCTTGTAGTTGCGCGGAGCAGCGTCCTCGAAATCCTCGACCAGCACGTCATGTTCAACCGGCTGGTAGTTGACGTCAGCGGACACCTCACCGGGGTCCTTGAGGCCACCTACGAACTGCTGCCACCCGTCGACACTGTCATGGGACGTGACGTCAAGGGTGTCCCGCTTGATCTTGGGCGGGCTTAGGGAAGTAACGTCAGCGATGGTCGAGAAAACCTCGGTAGTTGCACCGTCACCGCGCTGTAGGTGAGTGCCGAACGCATTGATTCCAGACATGGGCTATTCCTCCGTGACAACGGTGAAGTTGATTACTAGGTGCCGGATGTCCCCAGGTGGCTGGGGATCGACCAGGGCTTGTGAAGTCGTGTAGCGGGTGGCGATGTGGTGGTAACCCTCGACGGCCAGCGGCGTAAGGTCGAGTAGTTCTGTCACGCGCTTGCCCAGGGCCAGGCCAGGGGAATTCCCATGGGCCTGCGTCCAGACGTGAACCGCGATTACCGTTGACCACCCGCGCTTATCAAGCGAGTTGTCAGGGGTGTCGTACGCCTCACCGATCCGGATGTACGGAAAGGCCGTGCCATCGGGTACGTAGTCGTAGACCTTGCCCGCAAGCATGGGGTCAGCGTTCAGCGTCGCGTAGACAGCGGACTGAATCGCAAACATTGGCATCATCCGTTGATCACCCCGTTGATTGCGTCCCCGATGCGGCGGGAAATCTTGCGCTTTTCAGCCTCGAACGCTGGGCCAAGGGCCGGACGTGCGGGCATGGACCGTGTTCCGAACTCCTGCCATAGGGCGTACTGGTCGTCTCGGTCCTTCCAGCCAATCTCGGACTTGATCTTTGGTCCGGCCCGAATGGTGTACTTGACCGAGGTCTTTAGGTTTCCGGTGTCGACGTGAACGCGCCGCTTGGTGGCGTCAACGACGTCCTTGGACGCTGCCTCGACAGCCGCTAGAACGGCCTGGTACATACGGCTAGTGACGTGTTCCATCTGCCGTAGCAGGGCCTCTTGCCCGTTGATGGAGACAGTCACGCTTGAGTTTCTGCCCGCTGCTCTGGGGTGCCGGTTTCTAGCCATGCTGGTACAACTCGACGTCAGCGCGGACGTAGACAGGGCGGGAAGGCTCGAACACGGACAGCACGCGGAATGCCTGCGTACCCCGCCGTAGCTCATCACCCCTGCGCACGTCCGTTCCCGGGGGCATGTGCACCGTGTGAGAGTGCTTGGACTGCCCTTGGTCAGCGAGCATCCGTTCTGAGGCGGAAGGCTGACTCACCATTGCGCGGGCTGAGCCAACCTGAACCAGGGACGTAGTCTCTCCGCCTGCGCCATCGGGTACAGCGGATATCCGCCAGACATCAACGCTGCTATTCAGCATCTTGGCCAGGCTCATAGGCTGCGCACCACCGTTCCGGCATTGCCGAACCGCGCGGACAGACTCTTACGCTGGTGATCAGCCAGGGTCATCGTGCCGGTTTCGGTGTCCGCGTAGGTAACGGCGTAGTCGCCGATTCGCTCGGACGTAAGGGCACGCTGCATGGGGTCACCAGCGCGGAAGGCTGCGAGAGCTTGGCCAGCCAGGCGACAAGCCAAGTCGATGATGTCGACCGGAACGACCGGTAGGCCATGCGTGTAGGTCACCGTGACCAGGCTGCCCCTATGAAAGCCACAGGGGCGCGTGAGAGCGTCTGACAGAAGCTTGTAGTCCGTGACTGCCAGGGCATCTACGGCAACCGCAGAGACGGCCGTTACGGGCTTCCCTGGCAGTGACAGGCGGTCCCCTCGACCTTCCAGGGTGACCGTTGACGTTGTCTCGCTGATCGGCGAACCAGCAGCCTGCCGGATCACGGCGGACGCAACGTCTAGGTAGGTGTTGACGACGTTGGTTTCAGATTCGGCGACAGTGACCCCGCGCGCCTCAAGGTCAGCGATGGTGGCCAGCGGATCTAGGGCCATGCGGGGTCACCCTTCTACTCAGCGGTCTTGGATGCCCTGCGCACGGGAGCACGCTTGGGCTCTGGCTCTGGCTCCGGAGTGTGGAACGAGTAGCCACGGTTACCGTCGCCTACTAGGCACGGTGCAATCTCGTCGGGAACCTCGGACGGAATCCCGTTGGGGCCAATGACGTACGCCACTAGCCACCCCCTAACGCAGTCAGGCCAACGGGGGCCACATACCTAAATTGGTAGGTGACCCCCGGTCGGCAGGGTCTCTTAGGTGTTGGTCCAGGACACAACGGCGGTAGGCCGAATGACCTTGGCACCGTAGACATGCAGACCGCGCAGACGGTCAGCGAACTTGTCCTGCGCGCGCATGCCCTCGGTCTTCTCAATCTGAGAGACGTACGCAACGGCGGGCTTGTAGAACGCGAGGAACTGAGGCTTGGCCACGGTCGGCAGGTTCTCGGTCGTGTAGATGTCGAACCCGAGGATGCGGCCTAGCGAAGCCTCGCGCAGCGCGTCAGACGTACCGCTGGTGTTGACCGCAACAAGCTTGCTGGACGCCTCAAGTAGAAGCGCCTCGAACTCAGCGTTGCAGAGCAGGACACGGTTACCGCCCGGGACCTTGGCCTTGTTCAGCGCCTTACGCGCATCACGGATCAGGTCGAAAGCGGCGTCACCGGTAGCCGGGGCAGAAGCGGTCAGCGCCGAGCCAGCACCGGTCAGCGCGGTCGAAAGGATGAACTTGTCAGCATCCTCGGCCAGGCCCATACCGGCCGACTGAGTGTAGGCGTCCATCGAACCCGCAGCCTGCGCCCGGTCGATGTCGTCAACGTAGAAGTCAAAAGACTTCTCCTGGTCGATGGCGAGGCTCTGGGAAGTCGACGCAACCGCGCTCGCTGCCGTGACACGGGAAGCGGCCTTGTAGTCAGCGATCGGGATAGCGCCAGCGGTGTTGATACGAACGCTGTTGCCAGCAGTCGCGTTGCCCTCGTACTCACGGTTAGTCAGCGCAGCCGCTACGGCCTGCTGCCGGAAGTCGAGTAGTAGCTGTGCATTCCAGATTTCTGGAATGAAAGAGGTAACGGCCATGCGGAATCTTCCTTACGGGAGTGGGTTATTTGGGTGCAGCAGCAAGTCACTTGCCACTTAGCAGGTTCTTAAGACGTCCCTCAGCCTTGGCCTTGCCGATCTGCTCGGGGGTCATCTTGGCTAGGTCGTCTCGGGTTAGCTGAGTGGGGCCAGCAGCCTTGCGCGCTGCGCCACCATCGCCGGAACCCTGAAAGCGCGGCCGGGCCGTTGCGGCTAGGTGTGGCTTCCGGGTCAGTAGTTCCTCAAGTGCGTCCTTGATCTCATCCTCATCAACGTCACCGTTCTCGTTGACCTCGAACTTGGACGGATCGAGAAAGGCCAGTGCGTCAGCGGGGTCGGTGAACTTGCCCGCAGCAGCAGCCTTGATCTCAGAGCGCACGATTCGCGTGTTGGCCTTGGCGATAGCCTCGCGCGTTGCCTGCGCCTTGATGGAATCGGCGTCAGGGGTCTCAGGGTCGCCCTTGGGGGCGGTTTCCAGGGCGGATAGGCGGGACTCAAGGTCCCTACGCTTGTCGCGTTCCTCGCGCCACTTGGACTTCATCGAATCGAGAGCCTTCTTACCGGCATCCCCAAGCGCCTCTGCGCCTGCGGGGTCGGTTTCGTCAGTCTCCGTATCCGGCGACACTGTCTCTACGCTGGTGGTCTCATCAGAGACAGTCTCGTCAGACACGGTGGTCTCGGTGCTCTCGGGCATGCTTACTCCATTGCGGGGTGAGCGGTACGGCCCAGTGCGAGCACGTACCAAATTTGGTAGGTGGGGATCAGTAGATGTAGCCGTTTTTACGCAGCAGCCTGATTGCGTGATCCCGGTTTCCGTCCGCCTGCTTGTAGCACTCGTCCGGAGTGAGGCGGGGCGGATTCTTCTTTGCGCGGGCAGTGTTGGTACCCGTGCGGGTGACCTCTACCTTGTGGCCGTGCATTTCGATGGTGTCCATGGACTTGCGCGAGTTGACCACTCGGCCAATGTCGGCACCATCGTTGATGGCCTTAGCGCCTGCGTCCCCAAAAGCCTTGCGCTGTTGGGTCGCTGACATGCTGTTGAACGTGTCCTGCGGGTCTACCGGGGTGGGCTTGTGGTCCTTGGTGACCGGTTCCATGGTGCAGTCACAGCGCGGATGCCGTAGGAAGCCCTTGGACACGCCGTATTCCTTGCCAGCCAGCACAATGCAGCGGGCACACGCGGGGGACTCGACCACCCGCACGTAAGAGGTGATGTGGCGGTTACTGACCATTGCGGCCTGGTCCGCCTGTCGCCCCGTGTCGGCCACGGTCGTACGCACTATGAGGTCAAGCAGGGACGCACCGCGCAGCATGGCGTCACGGGGATTCTGGCCCTGCGACATGAAGCGGATCACGGTGGGAATCGCCTGCGCCAGGATGCCCATAAGGTCTCGGCCGTCCGGCGCAGCCGTTATGAACTGCAACGGGGAAAGGGTCGGCTGACCTTCCATCACGCTGGGGCCGAGCAGCGAGAGTAGGAAAGGCGTTGTGCCCTGCGCTACTCGTAGCTGCCCGCCCTGCGTCATCGCCGTGACCATCGGGAGCAACCTGCCCCAATCGTTGGCCACGGTCATTGGGTTGACCTTGCCCCACTGGCTGAGAACCGCGCGGGACGTTAGCTCAGCTACCCGGGACCGTTCCGCCTGGTGTTCCTGCGCTATCAGGCTGTTGGCCATCCGGTGTGCCTCCGTTGTTCTGGCCCATGATCTGAGAAAACGCGCCCATTGGGTCGGCGAGTAGTTCCCGTTCCTTCATGGCCATTAGGTCGGCTAGCTCGGTCGGCGTCAGTCCGTAGCGGAGTGCCAGGAACTCGAACGGGAACCCGATGGACTTGAGCTTGACCAGCGAGTCAGTGAGCTGTGACTGACTGCGGGACTCGGCCTCAGCCCAGAGCACTCGGCCACCAGCAACAGCCAGGGCCTTTGCGCTGTCACCCTGCGCCATGGCGATTAGCCGGAATACCTCACGTAGGGCCTGGCCGAACCAAATCTGCTTTTCCTCGACGCGCTTGACTAGACCAGTCTCAGCGGCTAGTAGTGCGTCAGCGGATAGGTTCGACATCTTGCCTATGAGGTAGTGCTGCGGCGTACGGGTCTGCGCTGCGATGTGCCCAACGGCGGTTTCGATGATGTCCGTGTAGGCATTCAGGTTCGCCGCTGTCCACTCGGCAACGCTCACGTCGTCACCGGAAAAGAACTGCACCCGGTCTACGGCAAATTTCTCCATATCAACCGGGCGTTCACCAACGATCTGCCCAGTCTCATCAAGGACAGGGACAACCGGCCGTTCAGCGCCCAGCACAATGCGGGTCGGGAACGATGCGTAGTCGCTGGCCGTGAATAGCTGTGCCCAGAGCAGGTTTACGGCGTCCTGTAGCGCAATGACCCCGGACGTGTCGGCGATTGGGTCGCTGACCATCGTTGGGCGGTTGGGAAGTTCCACCATCGGGACCACGCCGAGCGGGTTGGGCTGCGGGTTGGGCTCATCACCCATATCCCGTACGGTCCAGCCGTTCATCTCGTCGTCTACCGCCTGCATGTACGGCGTCTTCTGGTACATGCCGAGTCGACCGCGCTTGAACTTCCAGACCTCGTTAGGCAGGTACAGCGTCGCGTAGTCGTCTGTACCGTCCTCCCAACGCTTGAGCGCTGCGCGTCGGTGCCTGCGGGAACCGGGGCAGTAGACCACGATGCACTGTGAGGCATCCTCGAAAGTGACTTCCGGGGTGTCCGGGTCATCCGGGTTACCCCAGACCAGCACGAACGAACGGCCAGCGTTGACAGCGCCCAGGAACCCAAGCTGTGAATCAGCGTCAAGGGCGTTCATCTGCCACACGCGCCACGATTCGGCGTCAGCCTCAGTCGTACCCGCTGGCAGTACGCCAGTCACGG